ACAATCTTTCCGTTAGGCAAGAACGCTATTTCTTTAGGCTGAATTTCAAACTGCTCTGGCTCGGCATTACCCTCTTCAAGGGCTTGAATCTCTCTTCTAATAGCCATTGCTTCAGGCGACCCCTGATCACCAATGTTTTGGAGCTCTTCTTGCAAAGAGCTAATTCTGTTTTCAGTCTCCCCTGCATTCGGGTTGTCGATCACAAGGGTTTCTTTCTTCTTGTCGAGAGCCGAAAGAACGTATGATGTACCCTTAACTCCTGCATACATTTCGAAGTCATCAAGAGGCACGAGCACACCATTTTCATCAGTCTGCATAAGCTCTCCCGTCCTCAGGTACTGAAGACTATCTAAGAAGAATGTCTCAGAGCTGTCAAAGTCGGATCTATAAATGGTTGCGTCTCTGTCAGAAGAAGTAGCGGTAGGCTCGTCTTCCTCTACAACAAACCTAGATGCCTCGGCCATCTGCTTGATAAGCTCACCATTGATGTCAGATATGTACTGGCTGTTTAGTTGATAGGTTGGGTCGCTAATATCACCCTGAATGTAAGAAGTGACCAAGGCTTCATTATCTCTCATTGCGTCACTAAACAGGTTAGCTACTGCCCATGCTCTAGCAGCAGCAGAGTCTTCGTTGTCCGCACCACCCTCAACAATTCCACGAGACACCCTGTAAGCTTCATCTCTGCTCCAAGTGTCTTTGTTGAAGGCCTTTGCAGAATCTCTAACAGTACCCTCACCAATCTGAATAGCACTCTTTCCATATCGTGCTTGCGTTGGGACAGTGAATGTTGTTGGGTTTGCCCAAGATTCCCAGCTAGTGATATCTGCCCAATCACCAGTCGGTTGGCCTGTTGCGGGGTCGATAGACTTGTAAACAACCTTACCGTCTGCACCCATCTGGGTTACAATATTTCCACCTTCAAATATCTGCTGAGCCTGAATCATAGATTGAGGAGAGGCAGCAGATTGCTTATATATAGGCAACGAGGCGTTAAACTTAGCCGCTTCGGAGGGGTCTGTCGCTACTCTATTGTATTTCTCACGACTACCCTGAACCACGTCACTGTTGTGAGCAGCATGCATGTCAAACCAACTTCTAATATCCTGAATGGCTTGACGTGCTGCCACTGGATCGTCGATAGCAAAGTTGTTTATCTCTTGAAGCTTTTGATTGTAGTAAGTGTTGAAGTGATCACGCAAAGGAGGTATCAATTTTGAAACATCATACCCCTCTGTTTGAGAAAGCATTTTATCAGCAGCCTTTTGACGGGCCTGCATCTGATCTACAATAGCTTTCTTTCTTGCGGCTTCTTCTGCTTGACGAGCCTGAAGGCTGTCCATCAAGCCAGACATGTCAAGAGTCTCCCCCTGCAAAGGAGCTGTGTATGCTACTGGCATTACGCGAATTGAATTTCCTGTTGAGGAACTTGGAACTGAGGCTCATCGAAATGACTCATCTTTTCAAGAGCTGCCAGTAGTTCTTCAGGTGGGTTTTCCATTTTAGAGAGAGCTGCCTTCAAGATGTTGAAGGCCTCCATAGTATTCTCTGTCTGCTCTGGATTGAGAACGGCTTCGTCTCCCGTGAGCTCAGCCTCCTTCTCCCCAGTCTCTTCGTCGATCAAAGCCTTTTTGTTTGTGTCGTGGTTGAACTCACCGCCTGTCACGTAGATCTGATCGCTAAGCTGACCACCTGACTCCAAGCTCTGAAGCCCAAGCTGTTGAGCTGTAAGGGGGGTGTTTCCAGAGGGAGCACCATATCCCATTGCTTGAATGGCCTCAAATGGAGCCTCCAGCCCTTTCATAATTGCCTCAGTGCCAGTAGAATATCCAAGACTAGCTGCAGCCTGACCCTCTCTTCTGAGAGCCTCCTGAAGCGCTCTGTCTTGCGCCACGTTAAGGTCTCCAACCTGCTGTGCTCTAAGAATGTTTCTGTCCAAGACACCCTGTTCTCTGAGAACGTTTGCCTTAGCGTAAGATTCAGCAAGGTTTGCAACGTTTTGCTTGGCTGCAGTAGACTGCCGTGCTGCTGCAAGCTCCGTCTGACCGAGCTGAGCTGCAAGAGAAGGGGCTATGTTTGCAATGCTTTGGCTCGCCCGTGTTGGGTCCATAACGCCAGAGGCTATAGCCTGCTGAGACATCGCAAGGTTTTGATCCCTCAAGTTTTGTATCGCCTCAGCGCTTTGACGCATCTGAAGCTCCGCCAAATCTCTCGTGTCCTGCGTCACCCCAAGTTTAGGACCTACCTGCATGTCTGGTCCAACCTGATAATCAAGACCCTCTAGTCTTTGAAGTGCTTGTTCAGCAATATCTTCCCCCTGCTTTCTCTGCTTCCTTGCGCGAATGCCTTTTGCTGCTGCCTGTGCAAGCTTAGTTCCCCCTGCAATAAGCGCCAATGTAGCAAGAGTAATCGGCTCTGCCTTCTGAAGATATGGGAGGTCAGCCCCAAAAACTAAATAATGTAGAAAGTCGTATGTAGCCTCGATCATAGTTGCAAATATAGTTATTCTCACTTAGAATGGTCTAAGTCAGTGGGTTCGTAGTTTACGTTAAGTGAGTAGAGTTCAAAGGGTTCTGGTCCAGTGCCTATAGCCATCCCTACTTCTGCGTACTGACCCCTCAAGAAGTCGCCGTTGATAGCTGGGTCTGTAATCGCAAAGATGGATACGATACCATCCGTACCCTGAAGAGCCCTAAGGAATGCCTCATAAGCCTGTAGAGTAGACTTAAGTACAATTCCTCTCCCGAGAGGGTCGTCGATATCCAGTGAGTTTAATTGAGTAGCCGAAGGTGAAATAAACCCAGAGTTAAGTGTGTAGAAATCAGTGTTTTCTTGCAATGACACAGAAGTTCCTTCTGGAGTTATCACCACAGGGGTAGTGCTGTTCCCAAAAACAAAAGCAAACTTCGTTGATTGGTCTAATGTGAAGGCAGTATTGCCTACCACCCCATTGAAAAAGTAAAGGTCCTGACCAAGAGCCTGAGTCGTTGTCTCTCCACTCGTAGCCCCCACGAACTTCATATTCACGTTAGCCTTAATTCTAGGGTCTTTGGGAATGTTCCCGTACAGTATACCCCCCTTGTTTTTCAACGTGTCTACGTTGATAGTCATAGGAATTTTTTGCGGCTGCAGGGTCTCACTCGTGCTAAAGGAATGAACGGATCCCCTGAGATTTTCAGAACCCTCTACGCTGAATGTCTTATACAGCTTGTTCTGAGACGGGTTGTCATTGAACGAAACCGCAATAGCAGACTTGTGTTGCTCCCCGTAGAAGTTGTTTCTCGTTGGGTTGGTATTGTGCTCCCAGCATACTACATCATCAGATGGAAACACAGTTTTTCTGCAAGAGAAAAACTGCTTATCAATAGACGCATAGTTAGAAGACGTGTAAGAGTACTTCGACGTCCAAATGTTCTTCTTGTTATTGAACCCTATAGTGTTGATCATGAGTTTAAGATGATTGTACCACGAAGGCTGATTGATCAAAATCAAATACAAACGATTCTCCCGCACCAAGATACTGACCTAGGGCATTGTTGATATTTGTTGTTAATACATCTATAAAACTAGAGTTAGTGCTTATAACACCATCAGTACTAGTTTCAGTAGTAACGAGGTTTTCATACCCATATTCTTCTCTCAACTGAGATATTTGTTCAGTAACGTTTGATAAAGTCACAGTGGATACTGAATTCCCAAACAAAGTCAAAAACGAAAGCAAGTCGCCAGAGTCTATGTTTTGGTTACCGTTTGCATCGAAACCACTGTTAGCGTTTTGAATTTGCTGAGGAACAGTAGGTCCGTTTTGTATGAGAACGGGGTTGTTTTGACCGTCCAGAACGGCATTATTAAATGCAAACCGCTGTTGATCCCGCTCAAATTGTCTGGTTCGTTCGAGGATATCATTGATAGTAACGATTAGAGCGTTTTGATCAACTGGTATAAAGTTACCATCACTGTCGAAAAAGTCTTGGAAATAATCTGATATGTTGTCATACGATGGGCCGGAAGGAATAACGTCAAGAAGGCTTCCCGTAAAGTTGAATATGGGATAATTTCCGTCAAGGTTTGGACCAGTGTTAAAAGCATTAAAGAATACCTCTTCGCCAACAAGGTTAATTGAACCATTTTGATTTGTTGTGGCGTTAGAGTAGTTGGTCAGGTTGTTGTTTATGTATTCAAGCAGTCTCTTTACACCCTCGTAGGATGTGTAAACAGATGGACCCGAAACACTCGCGAATTCGTTTTCAATAGCCCCCCCCTGAAGAACTGTTTGAGCTATAAGGCCCTTACCTCCTTCGCCAGTGTATCCTACAGCAGGGGAAAATTGTGAGGCTTCTGTAGGTATAGAAAGCTCTGGGAAGGCTCCGGAGCTAAGGGTCCCTATCTGTCCTAAAAGATTTGTAGAACCCAGTATTGCTTGGAACTCTTTAAGTCTCGTTACTGCTTCTGAAATGTTTGATGCAGCGTTATACAGTTCATTGTATTGAGAAGTGCCGCTTATAGGTGCGGTAGCTGCAAAAAGGTTTATTGCGTTAACAAAGCCTCCAGAAGCAGGGAACTGATTATCATCATAAAATCCAGAAAGAAGAAGGCGATCAGTATATTCTGTAAGTAATGTCTGAAGCGACCCGATAAGCCCCTCAAGAGTGAGGTCAAACCCCCCTGCATCCGCACCTGTGATAGTCGTGAGTGCTTGTTCCAGAGCCTGCTCCAAAACGCCATCTCCAGTATCTGGATTAGCAAGAACTTCAAAGTCATATCCCTCTGAGAATCCAGTAGGGAAGCCAACACTAGTTAACTGTGTGTCCCACTCCTCCAAGAAGTTTTTAATCTTTTCTTTCAGGCCCGCACTAGCTCCAGTTCCCAGCGCCACCTCACCTCCAAAGTCGTTGTTTGACAAGAAGTCAAGTATATTACTTACGCTTCCGAACAACTCATAGAATGTGTTTTGAGCATCTGTGATATCAATACTATCACCTCCAAGGGCTTCAATAATTGTTTCAGCAGAAGGTGATCCTCCAGAGATAAGAAGGCTATAAAACTGAGATGGAACACCTCCGTTGTACGCTGGATTCACACCATTGTTCAAATCTCTTTGTACGTTAAACGTAAACTGAGCAGTATTATAGAATGAGTTAGCAAGGCCATCCCTTACCGCAGTGACGTTTGTCAAATTAGCAGTGGTGTCATCGACCTCTTGTTGGTAATCAAACCTAAAGTCCAAGAGTCCTTGCTCTATGAGCTCTAGTATAGCGGTCTGAGTAAGAGGGTCGGTAAGTATTTCCTCCTCAAGAGCAGAGTTTCCTCCATTTGTGAAGGCGTCATAAAAGCGCTTGAGAGGGCTGTCACCAGTAATCTCGTCACTAGACGAGCCGTAGTCGTCACCGAAAGGATTCTTTCCCCCTGCGTCAGCATCCTCTGGTGGGGTGTTCACATCGGGTCCTCTACCCGTATAGACAGCCTCTACAAAATTGCCTATCTGAGTGAGGATAACGTCTTTGTCTGCTTCCAGTCCAGCGTTCTGCTCTTCTTTGTCCTGAAGTTCTTGCTCAATATCGCCAAGCGCGACTGTCTGCGCGAAAAGGATAAGTTTGTTTAGGTCAGAGCGCAAACCACTCTGTCCTGTAAATTCGCTTATGAAGTTTGGATTATCAAACAAGGCCGTACCTTCAGGGAAAGCGGATTCATTATTGTCGCTTAGAGACGCAGTAGTGGGGATACCATAACCCAAGGTGTACGTGAAGAACTCACCATTCCTCAAAGTAATTTGACCTGTATCAAAGGTAAATCGACCGTTAGCGTTTGATGGAGGCTCTGATCCGAACTCATTAAGATACACCTCAAGACGATCTTTAAACTCTTCTATCACGTTTACGTAGGTGCTAAACGTCACAGCAGATCCGGGACCTTGATCAGTTACACTAAGAACGATATCAGCATTAACATCAGGTATGATGTACTCTGCCTCCAGAAAACTTGTTGAACCTAGAGCAGACGTAATGAATATGTTAGCTGATTGTATAGCTCCAGCCGCTTGATCTCTTATCTGACTGTGCAAAGAAACAGACTGTTCGATCTGGTTGATATATACGTCTTCAGCGTCTTCTAGTTGATCGTTAATAGTTGATATCTCGTCCTCAAGTCCTGAGACAACATCATCTAGAATTGTACCGTTTGGATCGGTGGTTACAATAGGATTGTTTATCGCGTCATTGATCTGCCCATACAGGTTGAGAATCTGCTGTTGAAGATCGTTAATGGTGTTGTTCGCCTCAGTGAGGTTACCCTCAAGATCTCCAATCTCAGCTTCAAGCTCCTCAACTTCAAGCGCAAGCTCGACCTCTGATGCAAGTTCAGGAAGCAGTGGATCAGAGAGATCATCTCCCTGCCCTTGGGTAACAGACCCTGTACCTGTAGTGGCTTGAGGCTGTGAGTTGTATACGCTTATCACGAACTCATCGAGCGTGGGGTCATAGCCTCCAACGACCCTTACTGGTCCAACACTTGCGTTATTCCTGAACTTTTCTATAGCAGATTTAAACAGCTCCCTGAAGTATGACTTAAGCCCATAGTCCGATATGACCGCCACACCGTTTGATGGATTGAACTTGTATACCTCGTACTTTTCTTTGTTGGCGAAGTATATGTTCTCATCAATCTTAGTGACAGATTCTGGGTTGGTGCTACACCCGTAGCTTCCAGAATAAAACCTTTGGGACCCAAGAACTTTCTCTGATGCAATTACGATGTCAGTACCGACAGTGTCAGAGATAATGCTTCTTGATATGGGGATCTCACTGATCTTGTCCTCTTGGAGAATGAAGAGGCTATCACCTCTGTCAATCATTTTCTGTATACTCCCGTGAGAGTTTGGCAGATCCTTGAAGTTAGATGTAGTGGCGTCAAACGTACAGTAGTTCAGCTTAGGCAAGGAGTAATTGTTTACGTCACTAAACGTAATAGATGAATCTCTCCTTATCTCTTTCTGATATGGGTTTACAATCTTCGGCTTACCCCAGTTGTGCTGGTTTGCACCAATGATAGTATCCGTAAAGGTCTTGGTCTCCAAGTAGTAATCCAAGAATCTAGGTCCTGTGCCTCCGTCAGATCGAACAAGGTTTTTGTACACTTGATCCTGAGCGCTGTATCTAGGCATGTTAACAGGAAGCCTTCTGAAATAGACGTCACCCTCGGTCAATACGATGTTCGTTGATTGAAGTGACAGATTGCCCGCCACATCTCTCAACACTCTATATTTCTTGCTGATCTCGTAGTAGACTCTGTCCTCAGCATCCTGACCCGTTCTTGGTGAGTAGATTTCTACAACACATCTGTTGTTCCAGAAGTGAGCTGCAGTATCCGTCTGAGGAGAGTTGTTTGCAATACCGTTCCTTACGGCATTGTAGTTAAAGTTTACGGCAGAAGGATTGTTTCTGAGTATTACAAACTGCCCCGTGCACGCATCTGGTGTTTCCAAGTCGGGATTAACCAGTGGGTTTTCGTCATCATCGGCAAGCGTAACTGTGCCCACCACATCAAACTCATAGGATTGTGGGTATACACGAGCATTTAGGTCGTCTTCACCAGCCGCGAGGGGGCCAAAGTAAGATATGATTCTAAGCTTGTCTCCCTCCTTGTATGTGTAGAAGTCTTGGTTTCCGTCGTAGTTGATGGCGCCAAAAGCATTTGAGTACGAGACCTTGCTGTTGTTTTGCAGGTAGTTTAGAGATACGTATATGTTACCGTTGTTGTCAGGATCATCTGAATCAAACTCCACAAAGGCTCCGCCAGTGGTGTACTGAACGAAGTCACTTACAGTGCTGTTCCCGCCGTAGACAATCTGATAATTCCAAGCCCATGACGGAGGCGTAATGGCATTAAGACCCACTTGCACACGAACAGGACCCTTCTGATTCAGCAAGTCGTAAGAGGGAATGTATACGTTACCTATAGGGGTGACATCACTAGACCTTCCTCGTTGATCGTAGAAGACGATTCCAAAATCGTGGTTGGCCTTGGTCTTGAAGGACTTGTATGTCTGCTGTTCACCCTGCTGCTCTGGAGAAATAAGAACGGTCTCGAAGTCAAACACCTCAACGTGAGGCTGAAGGTTGGCGATAAAGGAATCATAGTCAGATTCTCCACCGACAAGTGTGGTTCCTGTAACTGCTGCAAATCCAGTAGAGCTGTCAATGTAATCCGCAAGGGTTATGTCTGTGGTGTTTTGGATTAGAGGCATGCAGTTAAGCCTCGACCTAATAAGCCCCTGCCCATCTGTAAGGCCCAAGTCAGACCAAGGGGATACACCCGCCTTGATTGTTTGATACGAAACACTAGATAAAGACTGTCCATTAGCTTCATCTGCGTTCTTTCCACCTGCACCAGCCTCCCCATCGAGCAAGCTAAATGCGTAGTCAAAGTAGAGGTCGTCTCTATCAAAGATGTTTTCGGACCTATTGGTGAAAGTGTCTTGGGCGTAGTTATGGAACGTGTTGATAATTCTTCCTCCACTAAACTCAAGGTACGTGTCTTCTGTTGTGATGCCAGCCCCAAGAACTGCTCCGACACCTATACCAGCAAACCCACCAGCAATAATTCCGTTGAAGTCCTCAGTAAGGCTTATCGTTGCACCTTCAGGAACAAGGAAACCAAACCACCTTCTTATCTGCTGCTCAATCCTGTCTTTGTTCCCGACAGGATTTTCAAAGTTTAGAGCATTAGTAATAAAGGTGTGAAGATCAAGTCGGAGTGCGGATGAACTCCAAGTCCCTTCTTTGATGTCGTAAAGCTGTTGAGCGTTGTGGACGAAGAGTGCTTCAAAATCAGGAAGCTCCATGTTAACTACTTGGAACTGTATATGATCTCTTGTCATACACACCCATCCATCAAAGATGTTGGTTCCAACAGAATCATCAAAGAAGTCCTCAAGAATTCCTGCACTCAAATTATCGGCAGCCACGTTGTCAATAACGATGTCTGGGATACAGGTGAGTATGTCGAAGTCTCCGAGATCTATGAGGTCAAGAGCAAAGAAGCAATCTTCGCTTTTTGCGGAGTCGCTAGGAGAGTCAATCGCATAGAACTGACTGATGTCTCGAAGTCTAAACTCGGGTGTGGCCTTGTTAAGGATGAAGTACCCCATAGGGTTGAGGTGCTTGGCGCTCTCTTCTGTAGCCAAAGAGTCCTGTTTACCTACAGCAACAACCATTTTTGCTCTATAGTCCGTTGCCCCAAACACCCTAAGCTTCTGCAAATTGGTGATGCCAAGATCGACAAGGTATGAAGAGCTAGACACCTCGTTAATGATAGAGATAGCAGGGGTGGGATCAATGACCCCATCTTCAAATCCATCAATCCTAACGTTAGGACCGATAACCATACCCTTGATTGCATCAGCAAGCTGCTCCTTAGAGAGGTCTGCAAGCGTGACAAAGGACCCACTGAAAGACAGGGGCTTACCCTCAATGATAAATGGGTTTCCCGCGTTAGTGCCATACACTGCGTCTTGACCCGCGTTGTCAAGGCTTCCCTGAGTATCTCCAGCAAACTGAGATCTCCAAATAGGATATCCGCTACCCTCCCCGTATGGGTTGTGGCAAACACCTGTCTTGTTAAAAAGATCAGTTCCTGCAAGAGGATATTGCTTCATGGCAGCGAAGTACTGAGACCCGTCACCACTAAATCCAGCCCCTATCTGATTGCTGATAGTCTGAGCCTCCTCTGCTTCCTCAAAGTCATTTGCCTCATCTCTCAAGTAATTGTATCGAGTGCTACCGTGATATCCCGATCTAGATTCGTAGAGATGGAAGTTGCCGTCAGGATTCAGGTTTATGTTGAAGATGACCTGAGTGTTAGCAAGGACACCTTCGTTGGGAAGCTCAGATGTGCTCAGTCTATATGCTGCCACCCTGTTATTTCCTGTGGCATTACCAAGAGCTGAGTTTGTATTCCTTACTTCAGGGGTCAATGTGAGGTCTATGCTTATGAAGTCTTGAGGTCTTTCCAATGCTTCAACGGCAAACGAAGCCTGCATTGGACCAACGTCAAATCCTTCCACATAGTTGCCAAAGAACAGTCTGTTGTTTGTAACTTCTTGAGTCCTAGCCTTCTTGGGTACTGAGTCAAACTGTCTGCGAGTCTCACCCTCTGGAAGTATGCTAAGGATCTTGTCATTGTAGAAGCTGAAGTCAAGCTGAGTACCCTGATATTCAACCTCATCAACAACAAACCAAGATCCGTCGTTACCCTCTCTAACAAGAAGCCTTACTCTTTCAACCTCTGAAGTCATGGCGTCTTGAGGCACAATAACCTCAAGGTAGTTCTCCGAGAAAAAAGATGCGTTGGGAGAGGCTCCCTGATTGATGTACGCAAAAGGCACGGAGAGCTTAGAGTATGTGCTAAGAGCACTTACATCTCCAGACTTGTATATGTTCTGATATGCAAACTGAAATCCCTTGTTACCCTTGAAGTTAGTGACCTTAGTATTTGGGTCGTTTCTAAAGGTGGCAACAGGGGGGTCGATAGGAGTCCTTGGACAGGTAGAAATAAAGTCCAAGAAGGATAGGTCTTCACTACTGTAAAGGTCATCAGTAGCCCTTTGTACATCTATCTTTCTTGGCTCGTTTCTGTTGTCAGTAAAGAAAAGAATAGGCTTTACCTCATTGGCACTGTTGCCAGATCCAGAAGGGATGTAGACAATGTTAGAGTCTACAAAAGAATTTGAATCGAAGTTGAAGAGGTTCGAAGTAATAAGCGGTGTCACCTCATTACTGCGACTATTGTACACATAGACTCCCTGCTCAGAAGCAACAGTGCTGTGCAGGAAGTAGAATATCTGTTGGTTTCTCTCGTCAACACAACTTCCAATAACTCTACCGCTACCCGTAAAATCAACAGAATCGTCATTGGGTACCGCAGTATTGCCCATCACGGGCTTAAGAACGCCGAAGTTCCCACTGGGGGAGTCTACCCCACTGCCACTTTTGAAATCATCGTAGTTGTCGTCAATGGTTACATTGACTGCGTCGATCATCTCATCCTTGCCACGTACTCTTGCGTCCTTGCTTGAGTTAAGCTTTCTAGGAAATACCTTATCTATCATTAGTACTTAGGTGCCTGCTTGAAGTTCTTTCTAATCGTTCTCAACGCCTCGTCTCTAGTGAAGTTACCGAGACGTGCCTTTGCCTTGCGGCGCTCATTGTAGTACTCAGAGCGAGCTCTCATCTTTTCGTTTGCAGGTACCGTGGACTTTCTTTCGCACAACTTGTAGTAGATGTAAGCACGCAAGGCTTCTTCTGCATACACATGAATCAGAGGATTTGAGCTCCGAGCTTCATCCGCTACGTACTCAATAATAACCTCGCTGATATCGCTGGACGTATCAAGCTCAAGTCTGTTTTGATCGAGATTGATTCTGTACTCACCAATCCCGTGACCACCACCAATACCGTACAAACCTCCGAGGCTGTTCTCGTAGATGTAGTTGCGGAAGACGTAAGACTCAAAGGGGTCCTCACTGCTTAATACATCTGAGCCAGTGGTTGATGTCTTGTCATCCTCTCTATCCTCAACTTTGTTCCCATCCAAGTACATTGGGTCCTTGTTGGTATTATCAAAGGTCTCTGCACTATCATCATTGAGAGACACCTTCTGTGAGTAGTTGATGTTCTTGTTTTGATTCAGAACAAAGACTGTACCGTCGCCACCAACAATTCCAACCTTAACGAGATCCACATAGTCAGAGGGGAGGTCTACTGTGTTGTTGCTTCCAATCGTTCTCTTGAGAGACTTAATGCGAGCTGTAACATCAAACCCAAACTCTCGGATACCACGAAGCGCAACGTTGCGAAGCATCGCGTCATTGATGTTTGAGATGTGATCATCCGCATCCATAGTCAAAACAAAATCGTCCATCACCTGTCTAAGGGTGACGTAATTCATTCCCTCTGTAGAAATATCTGCCATGTGTTATACTTGTGGGGCTGCCCCGTACTGAGTCAAGAAAGTATCTCTCAGAGACACACCGATCATCTTGCAGATCTCGCTTACAATTTCACCGTAAAATTCGTAAGGCAAGTCAAAAGCCCTACATGTAGCAGTGTTTGGTACAGAGATACCCCCTGCAAGAGATTGAGCCGAATAGAAAGGCTGCCTAGAATAATCAATATCACCTCTTCTGCTCTGTCTGGTGTTTACCTCCATGCGAGAAGTTGGGTTGCGATAGTAGTTAGCGTATATGTTTCCCGACAAGCTGTCTGGGAACAGCTCAATCTGATCAGACACAAGGGCAACAGGGAAGTCATCAGTAGGCTCAGAGAGATTACTGTTGATGATGCGAGTCATCTTCTCTGTGTTGTAGATCAGGTCAATGCTGACGTTGCTGTCAGTAAACAGTGAAATGATTCTGTTGCAATTATCTGGCTTAGAGAATGTCTTAGCCTCGTCGTAAAAGTTTGATCCAGTGACACTAGCGAGCTGATCTGTGTGAACGTATTCAGACAGATAATTCTTGGCCCTCAGGTACACGGAGTCCTCTCCACCCAAGTCGGCACCCGATCTTCTCAGAGCCTTAGAAGATACCGCATACTCCATGATCTTAGTGAAGATGTTTGATTGAACTGCTGGGAGCAGAGAGTTAAACATCTCGGGAGTGACAAAGCCTTTCTGGTCTTTGTTCGCGATATCACGTACTGTATTGTATACCTCAATTACGCTAACCATAGCGCAAATATACAAAAAGAAAAGAGGCCCCGAAGGGCCTCTCTTTTACGCAAGCTTCTCTAGCTTATCTTCTAGAGTGGACAGCACCGCTGCCCCTTTTTCTGTTAGACAAAATCTTGTCATCACATCTGTAGGATCCATGCCCGCTGGTACAGATACAATCAACTGATTGCTATCATACCAGTAGACACCACTCTTCTTCAAGTTAATGATCTGATAATCAGATGCTTGTGTGATGGTGGCTCTGGTTGTAACCTCTGGGGAATCAAACGCCTGAATGAATCCAGTTGGATTCTTCTTTGCTGTCTGCAAGAGATCGTAACGAATCTCAGAGGTAGCTCGGTTGATGTTGATGCCGTAGTACAAAGCAACAGGGAGGAGTTCCTGAATGTCTTTCTCTCGAACCATCATGATGGCTTCAGACTGAGAGAACTCTCGCGCAAGCTCTTGCTCTGCATCCTTCTTGTCGTCTACAAGCTTAAAAAGGTGACCGCCATTGGCCACGTTTTCTGGGTGCAGGTCCAAGAAGGCCATCAAATTGGGCTTCTCTTTTGGAACCATCAGACGCCCGTCACGAAAGATTACTGCTTCGCGGACAGAGTTGTCACCTTGCTCATCAACAAAAGGAGAGTTCTCACGTGGGCAGTAACGAAGGTTTCGAATCTTGCCTTGATCTTCGTCGTAGATCTGAATCTCCTTCTGACGCAAGATGGTTACTATGCCTCCCCCACGAACAATCTCGTAGATTCGGTGACGAACCTCTTGTTTTTTTTGACGAATAGCTGGACGCTTTGGTGATGCCTTAGCCACTGCAGGTTCGACGCTAATTGTTTCTTGGGTCTTTTTAGGGCGTCCCGGAGCCCGGCGTGTTTGTTGTGCCATAATAAATGAAATTAAAGTTTGTAAAGTTGATGTAAGTCTCTTGCAAGTCTTGAGGCTGATGATTGCCCTATGTCTCTATCAATCACTCCGAATCTACCAAGTGGTCCCTTGTATCCAGATGTGGTATTTGATCCTGCAGATCCAATCTGAAGTATGTTGAGGTCTCCAGATGTTTCTCCATCAATGATAATGGTTCCTGTTTTTCCATATACATTGGAGGGAATGCTGGCTATCAATACCCCTTCATAGTTGTAGACAGATAGATTGAAGTCCTTGTCTCTTCTAATAACAATAACCGAAGGTAGCTGTTTATCAAATGGAACGCTAACCTCAGAAATAGCGGGGAGCCCCAGCCTTTCCTCATGACGGAAGCCAACTACGTTAGCTACTGTCGGTTGTTTATCAGTAGACTCGTTAGTCGCGCAAAATCCTACAGACTCCCCCGAAGAGCTTCCATATAGAACACCATTCACCCCATCGGATCCATCCAATCCGCTTGTAAATACAGCATAGATGGTGTAGTCACCAGTCACTGTAAGGGCATTTGACAACACCGCATATCCATCGAAAGGGATCGACACTGGATTTGTGTTGAATCCATTTGTAGAGTTGCCCGTTCCCTCAAAAATAGATCCCACTGAGCTGGCAACATCAACATCGTATGTTGACCCACCTGTGCCTTGGTTTGCCCAAGCTGTAAGTGTGCCGCTGTATGTAGCGTCCCTGCAATCTAGATCAAGGATAGGCTTATTGTCAACAGCACCAAAGTCGACGTCTCCAACTGAAGCAGCCGTAGAAGCTGTAAATGAACCGTCTGTTAATCTGCTTTCAACACCCGTAACTCTGTTGACGGGGTTTGACCTCACAAAGGCCTTAATGCTTTCTCCGTATCTACCGAACGTAGGAGATGCGGTGGCATCAAACATAAGAAAGGGGTTGCTTGTATTTGAGTTTGAAAAGACTGAAATGCTTTTCATAAGCTCAATCTCTGATCCCTCCTCACAGGATACCGTCACGAAAGATCTTTGAAGGGATTCTCCCGTAGAAAGATTGTTATCCTCGTATGGAGATACATCTCTTAAGAAGATGTTTACACTCCCCGAAGAAGCTGTCATATATGCTATACGATCAACGGGTGCTGAGATAGCCTCGATACCCAGTCCATCGTCTGATACGAAATCTCCTGACGGAGTTATTTCTTTCAATTTAAATATGATGAACTTATTCATAGTTCAAAGGTAGTAAAGGAGAGGGGAGCCATTCTCCCCTCTCGGTTACCAATCGCATTATCCAAGAGAAGCAGTTCCCTGAAGCCCGACGCATCTCCATCCGTCAGGAAAGTAGATGCACTGTGCAGAATCTCCAGTTGCAGCAAACGTTATCTTGTCATTAGATGCGCCTCCAGCAGCTGTTCCGAATGTAACTGTAGCGTCAACAGTGGAATTTGTGCAAAGAAAGTTAACAAAGGTTCCAACCTTTGCCGCATCGTCCAAAGTCAAGTCAATTCCAGAGCCCAAGTTTACATGACTAGACACAACCTCGTAGGCTGAATCATCTGAAGCAGGGGTGTCAGGATTTGCTTGAATGTAAAGAGGAATAATCAAATCCGCCATAATTCAAAAGATTATGAAGATCAGAGCGAGAGCCCGAAGGCCCTCACTCTTTACTTCAGGTTATTACTTGAGCAATACGTGCTGGTTAGCAGCGCGAGTCACCAAAGCAACTTCAGAGCGGTAGTGGAACGTAGCAGTGTCCTTACCGTTGTCTCCGTTATTGTTGTGACCCAAAACGCCACCACCAGTTACCCAGTGCTCCATCTCACGGCTGTAGCCGTTAGCTTCCTTGTAGCACAACTCCAAAGCAGGAGCCTTAACACCAGTGCGAGCGTCAGCAACGTTCGACATAGGAATCATAGCACCAGCAACGCCGCCGCTAGTCACAGCGCCAACGAGAGTAGGATCGTTCAGCAACTTCCAATCGTGCTTGTGGAAAGTGTATCCACCACGTGTGAAGCTCTTAAATCCGAGCTGAACAGCCATGTCCGCGCTGTTGTTGAATGCACCAAACTGACCGGGCAAGCCAGCAGTCAACTGCGTAGCAACACCAGCAGCGAGCATGTCGTCGATAGCCAAAGACTGCTTTCTGTTCAAGTACATAGCGTACTCAGAGGGAGCACCTTGACGGTCGAGCTCAGTCAAGATCAAGTCGAACTCAGTGAAAGAGTCGAGAGGATCAGAGCCAACACCAGTCACCTCGATACCGCGAGCATCAATAGCAGAGAAGTAACCCTGAGAGCCAGCAACGTCAGTAACAGCAGTGTTACCCGCACCAGCAAGCTCCTCGCCAAACAAAAGCATCATTTCACGACGATCCATAAAGCGCTTACGAGCTTCCTGCTCACCGTGCATAAACCATCTGTAGTCACCGTTACCAACATTCACGTAACCAACGTTGGTTGCCTGTGATCCGTTGACTTCGTAACGATCCTTAACAATCATGTAAGGATTCTTACGGCGCTCAGGAGTGGTTTCTTGGAAGAAGTCTGGCTGGTTAGAACCCTGTGGGTACATGTTGCCGAGGTACACGAACTCATCGTCATCCGTGATGGTCTGGTTGGTGCTCGCAGCAAGTTCTGCAATGTCAACAGTTCCACCAGTGATAGTGTCTGGGTCTGCTGATGTTCCGCTAACGATGTACTTTTTGCCTGATGCAGTGTGCATCAAAACGTCATACTTCTGAGGGTTTTCCTCAAAAACCAAGGTGCTAGTAAGGGCACCAGAAGAGACTGATCCGCCAGTGGTAGCCTTGTAAAGCTTGTGACGACGGCCCTCTTCGAACCATTCGACTTGGTCAGCTGAGCCACCGCTGTTGACAGCGCCAGTCAAGCTCAAAAAGCCAGTAATGCCTTGGTCGCCGTAAGTCTGGACCAACAGGTCACGAACGTCAGGCTTGTTAAAATCGGTTGCACCGAGAAGATCATTAAGAGCTTGATACTTGCGTGGATCCAGCTTTACGCTGTTCGCAGTACCATGCTCAACAGTAGAAGAAGCAATAGTTGCCATAATAGTTAGATTCTAAATCTCATTCCAGAATTACCTCCCATGATTTGTTTTAGCTGGGAGACAACTGGATCTGAGTCATTGTTATTTGTTTGTTGTTGTGGGGTGCCAGCTTGAACATTAGCAGCCTTCTCAACCAAACCACGCTGACCATCACTGAGGCCTTGTCGGTAAATCGACTGGGCAATCTGATCAATGTTGTCAATCAAAGCGCGGTGTGAAGAGAGGGTGTCAATATCCCAGCTACCATCATCCCGAATGTAAGGGTCGAAGTACTCGTCGAGACGAGCGTTCTTATCCTTGAGTTGTGACTTGTAGTTATCCTCCAACCCAAACGTAAAGGTCTTTTCGGGACCGAGATCAAACTCCAGTCCAGTCAAAGAATCAACCTCGCGGCTCATGTTGGCGATCCACTGCTCGTCAATAATAGACTCCACCTCTTGATTTTTTTGCTCAACCTCTGGGGCGCGATAGGTCTCTCTCAGATCCGTGATTCGCTTACGAGATTCAGCAGCGTCAATCTTGAGCTGCAGCTGTGAAAGCTGAACCTCTTCCTCCGAGTGGATGTCGGGATTCAGCTTGTATTTGCTCTGCATGAGAAGGTCGATCTCCTGTCCGCTAAGATCCTTGTACTCCGTAGCCATGCTCACCCGAACCGCCATAACATCATCCATCTCAGATGGGTTAAGGGATTGGTATGTGAACCAGTCTTGTGGAGAACGTCCAGTCTCTTGAACGAACTTAGAGATAGCTTCGACTCTCTCGTCGAGCGGGGAAGCAGGCTCCGTAACAGGCGACAGGTCCTCAAGGGAAGTGATGTCGCGTCCGAGCCTCTCGCTCAGAAAAGTCATCACAGCACCCTCGATCTCTTGATCGCTATAGTCTTGAGTCTGCTGTTGTTGCACCTGAGGTTCAGGTGCGGGTTCAAACGTTTCTTGTGTAGGTTGGGCGGGAGCAGCCTCAGGATCAACATAGGGGGTCTCCTGAACGGGAGCCTCTTGTGTCTCTACTGGTGCAGTTTCTTGAACGGGAGCTTCTTGAGCAGGAGCCTCAGACTGATTCATACTAGCCTGAAAAGCCTCTGCTGATTCAAAGATCTCGAACGTGCCGCCTTCTGTGGGATTGTTATCTTCCATTTAATTTAAATTATTGATTTGTATTCTTATCCGAAGTAGCAGATGACTCCGCCGTCAGCGTCTGCATCTACGTCAACTCCAGTCCATCTTCCGTAAATCGTAAGACCTTTTGGGAAAATGGTGGTGCCAGCAGCGATTCTCTGACCTCCTGCAGAAGCCTTGCCTTTCTCGTTTGCTCCGTCACCAAAGCAAATTCCGTCGTCGCCATTTTCAGGAGACAAAGAGTTTACAGTTGTGTCAGCCAAAAACTGAATAGCAACGATGACGTGACCATCAGGTGGAGTAAGCTCTGTACTTGTATTTGTAAAAGAGCTACCCATCTGCCCAAAGGCAGCTTGATTTGCTGATGCTGTATTTGAAAGATTTGCCATAGTCTAATTATGAAAGGGTTACTGCTGAGCTGTCCAAACCAAACACTGCGTACTCAACCATTTGATCGACGTCAGTGCCGTAAGCCTTGAGCGTCTGATCGTTTTGAACAGGAAGGAATGCAAACTCTCCACCACCAAGCTTAATGATTTCTGGGTTGTCACTTGCCGTAGCAGCAAACACATAGATGTACTTCTCTTTCTCTTGAGTGAGATTACGAATGTACAAGTATGCGTTCTCCAACTTATCACTGGCTTTGTATACAGTGATAGGGTTAGAGCCTGCAGACGTGCCAAGAATCTTGACGCGCTGGACACTGCCTGAGTCGGCACGAACAACCATGTTCACCCCAATGTTAACTGGGGTTGGCATGACGGTGGTGGTAGAGAGACTAAGTGTAGCTCTTACCGTAGCCATTACGTGTGGTAGATTGCCATGTACTCCAAAGTCATTGACGTAGCAACGCTTGGGGTAATGGTGATATCGGTATCTGCGGCTGCGCTATAAGGGATAAACATCCAGTCTCCTGCATACAATCTGCCGAGCTCCTGAGCATTAGCATCTCCAGTGCCATCACCCAACTTAATGGTGAAGTACTCCGAAGTGGTAGTGCTTGGGTTTCTCAAGTAGATCTTGTGACCGGGGTCAGTGGGAGATCCGAAAGTTGTTTCGTCAAAGAGAACCACCTCAGAAGCTGCGGTGTAGATTCGTCTGTTGACACCAGTGGTCTGGTCCAAGCCAGTCACACTGTTACCCTTAGTCAACGTGGCTGTTGAAGCAAGAGACAAAGAGTCCCCCGTCAAGTCCCCGCTGGAAAGCGTAATGGATGCTGTTGTAGTAGGCATTATTTATTTTGTTGTGTTTGGTTTTGCAAATATATCACTTTTTCTTTTTGCCTGCGCGGATCTTAGCAGCCTCCTTCTTTCCGAAAGCGCTGTTGACTCGACCCATAGCCCAAGCGTGCTGTGATGTCTTAGGTCTGTTGCCAGAACTCATGTAAGCAGCAAGGCCTCTCTTGTATACTTCCTTCTCGGCAGCATCAAGTCCAGCCATGCCGCCCTTCTTGTACATACGGACCTTCCCGCCCTTCTTCATCATCTTGAAGTCAGCGCCAGAAATCTTTCCGTCTTTGTTTTTATCGAGGGCCTTTTGCTTTTCAGTCAACCCTCCGTTCTTGTACTTTCTTGCTTTCATAGTTTGTCTCTCTGTGCCATAAGCTTCTTAAGTCTTGCGGCTACGGCAGGTGGGAATCCTTTCTTTTTTCTTTGGGCCTTTGTGCCGCGATGCTTCTTGTAGATATTAGAAATCTCAGTCATGAGCTGTTTACGTCTACCTACGTTCTTACTACCAGCTGTGTATTTCTTGTTGAACCTCATTCCCTTTTCAGCCTTGGCTGGGGTTGAGTCAACAGATCTTCTGATGTAGTTGCCCTCAGAGTCCATCGTCAATTTTGACTTAAGACCAGACTTGTTTCCGCCCTTGGCATCATACATCTTGTCCACAACCTGACGACTTTTACTCTTAGCTTCGTAAGCAGGGCCCGTTGAGTAGTCAACGTTAGACTTTCTTTTTATCTTCTTTACCTTAGGCATGATTAACGAGTTTGAACTTGGCCTTAGCGACTGCCTTATCATGAGGCTTGTAATCCCCCTTCATGAGGAAGTACCTCCCACCTTCTTGCATCCAGTGATAACCCTTAGGTGGAGCAACCTCCATAGACTTCTGAGAAATCTTAAGCTTACCCCCCTTGTTGTACTTGACGGTATTCATCTCATCACAAGCTCTTCGAGTTTCTTCTGATACTCTTTGAAAGAGATAATGCCTGACTGGTATTCCTTCATAAGAAGTTCCTTTTCTTTCTTCTTGTCCTGAGGACCCTTTGATCCCTCCAAGTAATCAAGAAGGTGTCTTACGCCGGATGGTTTTTTCTTAGCCTTCATTACCACTTTACTTTGTTAGCCCAGTAAGCTGCACTCATCTTACCCTTGGCAATATTCTTTGCATGACGAGCCTTGAATGAGGCGCGTTTCTTTTTCATCTTAGATCCCTCACCTGCCTTAGGCTTGCCCGCTGTCTTGGCCCCTTGCTCTCCGAATCGAATGGTCTTCACCTTATCACCAACTTTAGCCACAACGATGTGTGACTTCTTGGGGTGACTAGGAGTTCTTTTAGGTTTGTTGAAACCACTAACTCCAGCTCTCTTCAATCGCGGGTCTTTCTTAGACTTCATGGTGCAAATATAAACAAGGACAATTACTGTTATGGAGTGTCTCCGCTGGGGATCCATCCACCAGTAGAAGCCTCAGCCTCAGTAAGCTGCGTAGCTGTAGATGGTATTAAGTTTGAAAACAAAACAGTCCCCCCTAGATTAGCATTTATATAGGAAGACAAAGCATCTTTTTCTGACTGAGGAACTTCTGTAAGTATTGCCAAAAGATCTGTTAGGTCTGTGTCTTGGTGAACGCTTAAGACGTCTGACGTATCTGCTAGTATGGCTACCTGACCCGTTGTTGGGTGTACTACGCGAGCATACATGTGCTTTGTGTCGCCACTTGACTGAACAGACAGTGGGCGTTGAAGCCTCCAGAACTCTGCGTCCAGCTTATCCGCCCTTTGTTTCGATGTCAATCCATCTCTTGCCTCTACGGGGAGATATACTAAGCTCATGTTATACTAAAATAAGTTTGAATGTCAGACTCAATGTTAGCTCTATTACTAGACTGCTCACTGTCGTAGATTATACACTCTTGCATGTATCCAGTCATGCCTTGAGTGTTGTTCTGTACCCTGTACATGAGGCTGTTCTCTCCTGAGGCTGGAACATAGAACCCAGCGTTTCCGTCGATAGGAGTCGTGTCTTCAACCCCATTGATTCTGAACTCAATAGCAGCCTTACCTCCAGCAGTGGTGCTGGTTCCGTCGTACATGAAGGTTCTTATTTTCTGGGCTGCAATCGTTGAGTCGTTAAATCTCACATAAGCTTGTGACGCTGCGGTTCCAGAGCCATCGCCAACGGCTATGTCTTGGTAATTAGTCGCGGTTGTAGTTGCAATAACCATCCCCTGAGTTCTATAGAAAGTAAAGACTCTCTGAAAAGAAGAAGTCTGAGCATCCACATTGTACACCACAAATACAGACGATGGCCCAAGAGTCGTCCTCACGTTACTTTCTAAGTCCAGTCCTATACTGCCGTTTGCGACGTTTGGAACCCTGATGGCGGCAAGTCCGTTGTCAGTATAGACACTAGAGCCGTCATATATTCTGGGTTGCTGGCTAGAAGTGGCTTGAACAGCATCATTGCCACTTCCCGTGCCCCCAGATGTAGACTGGTCGTACCATTTAGTCACGTAGCCTATAGCGCCTCCGCAGTGAGTCGCTATCGCTGCTGTGTCGAGGTATCCGCTTGAGTCAAAGCCGATGTCTGTCTCTGTATTGCCTGAGCCCTCACGAACTCTCATGCAGGCTCCAGTGTAGTCAGAGCTTAGTTTTCTTACAGAGTAAGCAGCAGAGCTACCTGTATATGTGTCAAGCAAATAAGACGGAGGTACATCCTGACCTACGATCTTCGCAATAGACGAAGCAGAAACATCATTTACCTCAGAGACGCTTGACCAGTCAACGCCATTCAGCTTAGAGATATCTGGCATTATCAGGCTGTTAGTTCAATCCAATCTTTGGATGGATCAAAGTAAATAGTTCCCGCACTAGCGTCATAAACATATCCAACCACTCTTACTACAGCGCTAGACCCTGTTGGGGCGGTGGCAGTAACATGACCTGCCGTGCTGTCTAGATATAGTACATCTCCGTCAGCGGCAGAGCTGAATCCAGTAGAGTCAGCCATCTTTACAATACCCTCTTTTACCATGGCTGTTCTGCTCTGAGTGTCAGAAGCTACACAAAGCATTTTTATTCCGTCAGTTGTATTGGCTCTTGCGGCGTCCCAACCACCGTCATACTGATAGACGTCACCAGCTGTCAAAGACAATGTGTTCGTACCAAAAGATTTAAGGACCCTCGAACCCATAGAAAAATCTCCAGCGCTTGAAAGAGATACTGAGGCGTCTGTTCTTATAGAATTAGCCTCTAGAGCACCACCTAATTCTAAAGCAGTCCCACTCCACTCAAGGTTGGAGTCTCCTTTAATCGTGTCGGAATCCGTGAAAACTGCTAACTGAGTATTAGCGGGAGTTCCAAAAGTGTCTACGGTGCCTGAAGGTTGATCTACAAAAGAAAGGTTACCACTTCCGTCAGTCTTAATGACTTGGTTTGCGCTGCCGTCAGACGCAGGGAGAAAGAACGTGGTGTTTCCAGTAAGCACGTCAGGCGCTCTAAGAATAACATAATTGTCTCCAGCATCATCATAGAAAGCCAGCATAGCATCAAGAGCCCCAACTGGTTTTAAAGACGTGGTGCCGAGAAGTGTTTCTGTATTGCCATCCAAAAAAGTTTTCCAAGAAAGAGCTCCTGTCACACTTGAAACCAGCGCATAATCTGATACTGATGGAGGACCATCAGGAAGAATAAACGTAGTATCGGACGTTACACTAATTGGAGCCGATATTGCAATAAAATTGCTTCCCAAAACGTCAGACTCATAAAGTTTTATCTTTCCCGTCCCAATTCCCCCACCACCGTCAAACTGAATATCATCAGACTTCAAGATGATGGCTCCAGTTCCGTCAGGGTCAATCGTAATGTCTCCGTTAGATGCAGACGTAATCTTATTTCCGTTTACGTCAAGGTCACCACCGAGCTGAGGAGTAGAGTCTAAGTCTACGCCGAAAGCCGTAGGGGTGGCAACACCGCTTGCGTTACCAATCCAAATCTGTCCATCAGGAATGTTGGGTACGTCGTTAGAACGACCAATAGCCATAACGACAATCTCACCGTTGTTCTGCTGGCGCCTACCTACCTTACCCACATTCTGAATAAGGTTTGTTCCAGTAGGCTTGACGTTTGTAAGACCTCCTCCACTTGCAACATAAACGACATCACCCTCCTGAAAGTCATTAGCCACTTGAGTGTCAATGTCCTCAAGACTTCCTATGCACGTAGCCTGACCGTTGTCGTTTTGAGAGTAGTCATCCTTAGCCAATCCAATAGAAGGCATCTTAGATGAGTCAGCTGCGTCAGCTTTGGCTACAGCAATTCTGTTCTGGCCGTTGTTGTATCCTGTGATGTACAACGGATCTCCTTTAGATACGGCTTCGTCGAACCTTACCTCAATGGTAACGCGATCGGCGAAAGACCACTCTGTGTTGTAGTCTTCTCCGTCAATCTTTCTAAGAACTTGAAATTGAGTTCCTCCAGCTGGTACCCCTTGGCCAGCAGCCCCTTGGTCACCAGTATCCCCCTTCTCACCCTTGTCACCCTTGGGTCCTTTCTCAGTAACGTCTACAGACGTGGCTACTGAAGTTGTAACATCTACAGAAGTAGCAGCAGATACTGTTACATCAACAGACGTAGAATCACTGACAGTTATAGAAACATCGCTCATTATCTAGCATCCGTTTCTATTGCTTCAGAGATATCTTCTTTCACAACGAAGTTTCCAAACAAAACAGTCTTGTGTGTGTCAAGTCCTCCAGTAGTACTGGGCTTGATGTATTGGATGTCGTATACGTAGTTGCCAGAAGGAATAGATCTCATAACCTTTGCAGAAGCCTGAATGGTTGCATTGCCACTGTCGTCGACAGCAACTGGCTCAAAGTTGTTTTCAGAACCAGCTCTATCTACAGCCTTGTCGCCAATGTCTTGGGTGCCAAGAACCAACCCCCCCTTACCTCTAGCTGCTCTTCCTCCCACAGGAGATACAACTTGTCTAACCTGAACAATAAATCTGTAGTTGTCAGTGTCAAGCTGAAGGGCTGTACCAGAGGAATCCTTTAGGGTTATCGTCAGGGAGAAGGTATCTCCTCTCTTACACGTGATGTCCAGTCTGGACGATTCGTCAAGATTTACTTTGCTCGTTGCCATTATTGAAACATATTCATGAATGATGGAGCTTGCTCTTGCATTTCTCCACGGTCTCCTTTACGTTGTGAAATCAGCTGTGATTGTTTCACTGCCTGCTTGTCAACTCTTTCGTCCTTGCGATCCTCCTTGAGGACTTCAAGCTTTTCTTTAAACTCCTGCTCTTCAGTTCTAAATCCGAGAGTAGCCTGAGCTCTAATCATTTCGATCTGCTTGCGCATCTCGTGCTCCATCTGCATGCGCTGAAGTTCAAGCTGACTCTTCATCTGCTCCATCTGCATATCTATCTGAGCCCTCATCTGCATCTCTTGTTGCTTTGCTTGAGACGCAGCGGCAGCTGACTGCTGAGCCACTTGAGCCTGCATAGCAGAGTTCTGTTGAGCCTGCTCAGACATGCGCTTCATGCGCTTATTGCGACGAACAATGAGAAGTCTTTCCGCCTGATTGACGTCACGCATATTGCGAACAGCAATGGCATCTTCGAGATCAATCTCTTTCTGTGCCAAAGCCATCTGGATATTCTGCTCAAGGTACATGCGATCCTTGTCCTCCATGTCCTTCACTACCTGAACACCGAAGTTGTACATAGGCAAGTCACCGAAGCTGCTGAGAACTTTCATGTTGCTCTCTCCAATCGCATTGGTGTAAGCCTTGTAGATGGGGGTGTCTTGGGGAAGGATTTGAAGACACTTGACGATGTCTTCGCAAACCTTCTTGTAGATAACCATGGCGGCATTGGTGATGTCGTAGATGGCGTTGTTGCCAGCCGCGATAGCGTTCTGCTGTACACCCACCAGCGTATCTCCTTTAGGAGTAGACGCATCCATCATCTCGTTGATGCCCGTAACGTCACGGATCATACGCAAGTAGTGGTTGTACAAACTCACCAACTCGTTGATGTTTCGGATGTGGTTGTCAATGGTTCTGACAGGAGGGTTTTGGAATCCACCCTCTGGGTTCTTGCTTCTGTAGTAGAAGACACCCGTCTGCTCGTAGATATCGTGAAGCTCCAAAGGCTGGAGCTCTCCGCCCTTGCCGAGCTGTACGTTCTCAAGGCCTTCGATGTCGATGATAAGTCCGTCAGGCTTCGCCTTGGCCAGAGCCTGCTGAAGCTTGAGGTGTGTGATCTGCAACATATCAGCAAACCCAACACATCCGTCGATCAAAGACTTGGGGATCATACGTCTGATGTTCGTGGCGATGCACGAGTAAGACATACGAGCTTTAGAGATGTCGTGAATGTTCTTAGGGACATTGCTCTTCATACCGTAGTCAAACAGCATGTCGCAGCCCATAATGTATGTACCTCCGTAAATGGTTTGGATCTCCAGCTTGTGAGGCTTGCGAGCAAACACAGAGTTCTTCTTCTCCTTGTATGAGTACCCCTCGTAGAAGAACCCACTATTACCGTACTGGTTTTCCTTCTCTTCAAAGTAGATGCAGTCCGTAGACACAAACTCGAAGTCGAGGAGGTCAACCATAAACTCATCGTACCCGTACATCGTCTTGTTTAAGGCACGATCGTACTGAGTGTCGTTAAGCTTTGATTTGTCGTAGCCATTCTTGTTAGCCACAGTGGTAGCAATCTTCTTGAAGTCTTCTTCAGAAAGAAAGTCTGCAGCTAGTCGCTTCAGTTCGCTGATGCTGACACGCTTGATGTGACCTGCATACTGCAAGTCATTCATTCCGGGATCTTCTGTGTAGCTGTGAATAAAGTTAATGGGATCCACGTACTCCTCGCGAATCCCGTAACTTGAGTCATTGCTTCTCTTGACGACACCCATCCCCAAAGAGACGAGATCATTAACGACTCTTCTAAAGATGCCGTCATTGAAGTTACTCCAAGAGAGTGTGAGGTTTGTCCCTATCTGAGCAGCAATCTCTGCGTCAGTCTTTACGTTTGTGTCCAAGAAGATGTCAGCCTCCTCCAGAGTTTCGGGCAAGGACTCAGGGTCTTCGCCCAGCACAAGGCCTCCGGTCTGCTCCTTGAGAGCTATAAGCTCTTCACGAAGCATCACCTGATTCTTGATACGATTCTTCTCTAGCTGCTTCTCTGAAGAAGAGATTGGATCAATCGCCTCAAGGTTAGGATACGGATCTCTTGACAGAATCTTGTTTGCGACAATCTTAGCGAACTTAGGGAGGATGGGGACAGGAGTGTAATCGAGGTTAACCAAACTGCCATCACCATTGTTTGGATCAAGGTTTGTCAAGATCTGCTTGTATATAGTAGTATCTTGAGTTCCGTTTGCGTACTCTCTGTTCCTTTCAAAAGTTTTGTTTCGCTCTCTAAGTAGGGAGTTCTGATTGCTCAATCCACCCCACTGGCTTTCGATTGCTCTGGCGTAACTTGCACCATAAGCTTCTGAAGATTTTTCTTGTTGAGAAGCAAGCGGATCGGGAAAGTTGCTTGACTTCTTGTTACCGTATGACTGCATTACTGTAGGCGCATTTTGTGCAAATATAAGAAATTAGCCGATCGGCTTATACCGACGAAAAAACTTGGCCTCATTGAGTGTAGAGGTCTTCTTTTTCTGCTTCACCTTTTGAGCCGCAAGGAGGCATAACCCAGAGCTAATAGAAAGGTCATACTTAGTTCTGTTGTCGATCTTGAATCCAATCCAGTCCTCAAGAGTTCTGTTGAAGTACATCTTCCCATACTCTCCACTGTCTCTGTTGATGCCAACGTGATCGTGTATGTAAGCTTCTATGGCGTGAGCGTGAGCCTGTATCACCTCCTGAGAGTTAGAGGGGATGCCTTTGGTCTTTACGTTGACTTTGGCATTAGGGGCAGACAGATGTCTTGGCCTGTTCATTAGGTATCCATCGTAACCCCTTGATTCAAAGTATCTTGCGATACCGTACTTATTGTTTTCAATCAACAGTGGGTACCCGTAGAACACAGCGGCCATCAAGCAGTCTTCATAGAAGATCTTAGCCAAAGGCGGACGGGACGCATACTCCAGCACAAACATGTTCGATGGATGCTCCATGTGGAACTTGTTGTACAGGTGTAGCGCTCCCTTCGACCCCCGTCCATCGACGGTGGCATCAAGGTCGTAGGAGTCAACCCCGCCTACCCCCAGCTCTGCATTCGGTGCTATGCGCTTGTTGCGCTCAAACTTCTGTAGGTTCTGTAACTCTTTGGGGGGCATCCATCCAATGTGGAATCTCCCCTGAGGATCTGGCTTGAATATTACCTCGGTGTCCTGAACACCGTCTCGCCAAACAAAGTTTCCCTTAACTACTGGATTTGGGAACAGCTCGTCATTGAACTGTATCTGCTCATAGATCTTTCCGATGTTGAACAAGCTACCCTCGATACTATCTCTAAAGGCTTCGTCCTCAGTGAAAGGGAACTGACGTATTACCTCGTTTAGTTCCGACGGGTCTTGCCTGAGGCTTTCCCTTTCGTTTTTAAGGTACGTCTTAGAGCCTTGAAAGATGCTATCACCATCAAGACCATCCATAACCTTATCAGGATCTTCAACGATTGGATGTCCGTGGATGTCAAAGAAGCCCTCAAGGGAATCGTAAGCCGGGATAAATAATCTGTAAAGACCGCTCCTAGTCCTACCATTGGCATTTCTTTCT